AGCTTTTGCCTGTCTATACGCGTTTTGTCTTGCACTTGCGTCTTGCGCTGCGGATCCAAGTTGCTGCTGAGACGAGCGATTTACACCCTGTCCGATGTTAATTAGGTCTGCCATCAGCTGAGTATTAGCTTCGCGCTGCGCAATTCTAGCGTCGCTAACTGCTTGAATACCGCCGAGAGTATTCGCGCGTTGAAACCGAAGCTCCTGCTGCTGTCGCATCTCTGGCGTTAGATTCACGCCATAACGTTGTGCATTTCGCTCAGCAACGCCAGTTGAGAGAGTAGAAGCAAGACCTACATCTTTACGCGCTTCGTCTATCAAAGACTTATCAGTGCGAGCTTTATTTATCAGCCCTTCTTCAAAGCTGCGGTAATTCTTTATGTAATCAAGATACTCCTGCCTCGTCAGATTGGCATACGCCTTTTCTGGATCAGTCACAGTCGATAGGCCAGAAGACGCCCCAGAGTAAGCGGTCGCTCCATAAGGAGAAGCAAGACTGCCCCCCATAACAGGACTCCCGTTGCCATAAAAGGCCATATTTCTGGCCAGATAGTTTTCTGGCATAACGGCTGCTCTACCGATATCAGGTGCCATATTTACCGTCCAGGTCTAAAACGTGGGTTATATATAGAGGTCTGTTGCCCCAACGAAGGTTGATAAGAAGGGCCGGGGGGTCTCTCTATCGGCGTTGGATATCGCGTTGACACGAAGTTCTGATTAGTAGACGCAGAAGGCGTAAACCCCATAGAGAATCTAAACCTATCGCCAATACTGCTCGCTAACGTGCCGTCGTTATTGGTCGGAGTCATCATCTTGCTGAGCGTGCTTCTCGTATCGCCTGGTTTGGCGGACGATAAGTTTCTAAGTCCGGACAAAACCGCAGCAGATCCGATCTGCATAGCGGCACCGGCTCTCGCCTCAGCGACCTGCTGTTTCGCTTTTGCTCGCTCCAACAAGTTAGACGTAGCAAGCCGACTGGCCTGCGCCATGCCTGTCTGTGCATCTGCAGCCTGCCCACGGGCTGTGCCGAGCACGCCGGAACCCATAGTGTTCTTAACTGTGTTTGCGGCTTCATCAGCCTTTGTAAGCTGCCCACTAATTGCTCCAGACAAGTCTCCAGACGCATCACTTCTAGAAACTTCTTGATACGAGGGCGTAGACAAAGACTGCATAACATCCGCGTTAGCTCTGCCTCGCAGACCAGACCGAAGGTCTTCTTTGTTCACCTTGTCCCGCATTTCCTGCAGGAGCGGATCGTACTTCTGCTTAAAATAGTCGTACTCCGCCTGAGCAACGGCTGCCGACGCCTTTTCAGACTCGCTTGCTTGGTAGTCCTGTTTCTTAGGCTTACTACTCATAGCTCCCTCGTATAAACTACAGTATCTATAGCCCAACCGTGACTCTCTAGATACCCCATCAACCCAAGAAAGGGAGACCGGGTTTCCAAATAACTATACCCCGCTTCGCGGGCAGCCTTCTCAAAAAACAACTGGTACTTTGCCACTAAACTATCACCTCGTTTCTTAGCCCACGCGAGCCAAAGAAACATCGTCTTCCGGTCCGTGAAGGGGTCAATCTCCGTAGTGGAGATCACGAACCCTTCACTCGTCGTCCACAAAACGGCTTGCTTGTTCACGCAAGCCGCATAGACATCCTCCGGCCGGTAAGTGAGTGTTTTCGCGTTGCGAATAATCTCCTCAACCCCGTGCCGTACCCAATCCCACTCCCGGCGAATATCAGAGACAACCGGCTCAATAGCCGTTGCTGTACCTGTTTCTCCGCTTTGAAAATGGGGCATAGACTCCTCCATACGCTACCTTCCTGGCGATGCCAACGTCGGCGTGACGCGCGCGTCGATCGGCAGCAGCAATGCCTTCATTAAAGATCGATCCGTACACCGAAGCACCGGACAGGTCTGTCCATTCTTTACTCGGTAAACGTAACAAACGAAACAATGCTCCATTGACGATAGTGTCGCGGTAATCGGACATCAGCTCATCGTCGGCCGACAAAGACGTTTGCGTTGGCTTCAGCTGAACGCGCAGAACCGTGCTCGATACCTTCGTAACGTTCGGTACGGGTACGAGCCAGAACAATGACTGACTGACCTTCACGAAGTACTCAGGGTTCCCGCGATTTGCGGCATCACGCCAACCAGGCTTGCGCTGTTCCAAAAGGTTCGTGCTTATCGGCTCGAGATCGTTGCCGTTGTACACGGCCCACATGATCTTGTGAGCCACGGTGTCGGTCGGCGGCTCGAGGTCGTACTCAAACGTCCCAACGCGTGTGGTAACTGGATCAAGCTCCGCCTGAAGGACTGGTGCTTTCTCGCACAACTCGATGACCGCTGATCGAATGTTGTTTTCGATGAGCGTGTCCGGACAGCCCGGCACCATCGGGATGATCTCAGGCAGCAACGACTCGTACAGAGTTGCCATACCTTGTTACCCCGCTGCTACAGCAACCGGACGTTGTCTAGCGTCGTAGTTAGGGGTCACCATTGCGTCCACCTGACCTTTACCAGTAATAGAAGTCGTGAACAGTTGATAGTGCGACGCTGCACGCTGCTGGTTGCCCGCGTACTCGGCGTCCTTCATGTATGCCATGTAGAGCACATAATTCATCACCGCGTTTGCATAGATGTCTGGGATGTCCAGGTTGCCGTTCTGCGCTACGGTGGTAGGATTCGCCGAATATATAATCTCGACGAACGCGGAATTAGCGGTCGAGACCCCAGGATAAACATAGAAGTTGCGCGGGTTCTGCTCGTCGTAGACGTAGTGTTTGACTACGGTTCCATGAGCGGCGTCGCCCGTAACAGACGGGTTATGCCAATCAGGAGTTTGCGCGTCGAGGATTTCCCGTTGCACGATGCGCACTGCGCGACGGCCGAGTCCGCTAGAAGCGGCCGACATGTTACGGGTAACCCGCAACAAACCGTTGCCGTCGCTAGGGATATCCTGCTTAGTGCCAACAACCAAAGTGACCGTCGTATTCTTTGCCGAAGCGTCAGGCTTGAGCAGCGCGATCTCACGCTGAGCGTCGTTGATCCAGAGTATAAGCTCTCCGACTACAGGCCAGCGAACCCCGGTTGTGTCTTGAAGGGTTGTTTGGATTCTGTCGATAACACTTTGTACGGTAACGGCCATGACCTACCTCACGATTTGATGAATATATCCCAAGCTGCTTCCCGATCTTCAATGCTAACGTTGCGCCCGACAGCGCGGTTTACTGCCGAAGCTTTGGGAGTTCCATCCGCTTTGAAGTCTTCTGGGTCGCCCTGTTCACAGAGCTTCTCAATACCAGCGACTACGTCATCGAGGTTCTTTACGTCCTCGAATTCTTCGATCTGGGGGGAATCTTTGACCGCAGGAGGAGGCGCTTTCGGCGCTTCAAACCCTACCTGTCGGGCTCCCATTTGCAGCGCAAGAATGCCGATCTCGTCGGCTACTTCGCACTCTTCCCCTGGGAAAAACAAAACCACTGCGCCACTGAGTGTGGCAACGCGAATTTCTTTATCCGAGACAACCTTCACGATTGCTCCTGGAGTAGAGAGATGGGGGCCCCCTCCGAAGAGAGGGCCCCCTAAGCGGCTTACTGCGCCGTGTCGAGAGCAACCACGCCGAAGTCCTGCGTGTCTGCCGTCACGTCGCTGTTGTACTTCGGCTTACGGAGACCGAAGATCTTACCAATCGAGATACCAGCTTGGTTCTGGTAGTCGAAGTTATCTTCAACGATATCCGGAAGACCGATGTCAGCCATAGCGAGAGCCTGCGCACCGCAGAAGAGCGCACGAGCGCCCGTCACGTTTGCGTTTGCACCCCACTTGTAGCCAGCTGCGCCAGCGTTCGCCGAGGTACCAGTCGTCGCGCCAGATGTGTTGAACACATGGCGGAACTCGTGGACCATGACGCCGTCGACCATCAGCGAGCTCGAACCAGCAAACAGCTGGTTGCTCGGACCACGGATGCCAGCGTTACGCACGTTGGCAAGGAAGTCCGAATCGAGCTTGAGGGAGGCCATCTGCTGCGGGGTCACGAACATGTGGAAGACCTCATCGTTGCCAGCAGAGCGAACGCCACGGATGTATTGATCCTTGGCATAGGCCTTGATGTCAACGATATGACGGTACTTCAACTTGTCCGTCGCAGTAACAGACGTAGTCGAACCAGCAGCGATAGTGTCACCGGAAACACGGCGATGCCGCGCTGCGGTAGGAGCCGTCACGTCAGAAGCGAACTCAAGGTTCGACAGGTTCTGACCAGACGCCAAGACCGTGCGCAGAGCGCCGTTGGTCTTGTGCGTGTAGGCCACACCCGATAGCGTCAAGAACGCCAGCTGGTCGCAACGATCAGCCAGCGCATACGCGAGGGCGTCACGGCTCTGCTCACGGAAGTTCACCACGCTCTTCTGATCCGCGAGGCGACCGGCAATGCGGTTCGCGAAGCGGAGCTGGTCGAGCTCGATGGTGATGTCGTAAGCGCGGAGCGCCTCTTCATTACCTTCGAGGGTGCTATCGCCAGTCACGCCGTCGCCGGTCATATCGGCAAGCAGAGTGATGACGGCCTTCGTGCCCTTGTCTGACTTGGTCAGCTCAGTGACACGCGTAATCATCGCGTTCGAACCTGAACCAGCGAACTGGTTCACAAACGACATATTGCGAGCGACGCGCCAGAAATCACGGCTCCATGCCGTAAGTTGATCACTAGTCAGCGCCGCAAAATTAGTAAGAGCCATTTGGCTTCTCCTTTAAATTGCGTTTCAAATCTAGTAATGCACACGCATTACTAAGCTACAGCCGACTTTTGGTGCGGCTAAACCGTTACCCCGTATCGTGGGGTCACGACTTAGCGCGGGTTAACGAGGCGCGACCTCGGCGGGTTTTACGCCTACGCAGGCGGGTCCGACGTTTTTTACGTGTCCGACACGGCTGAATATCGTTCCAGCGGACGAGTTCAGTTGCAAAATAGCAACATTAATACAAATTTGCAACTAGTTAATGCGAATATTATCAATAAGGGTATCTAGGCTTGGTTGGCTTCTTAGCCGACTTTTTAGCCTTATGGCTTTTTCCAGGCATCATGGTGCCATCCGGCATCCGATGCATAGGGCCCTTTCCGCCTTTCTTCTTCATCTTCATACGCTTATCTCCTGTGGTTAACGGTACCGCGCGGTCGGCTTGGTGTAATTACCAGCGGCATTGACCTTTGACTTAGTTTTAGCCATTACCACTTCACCTTGTTTGCCCAATACGCCGCAGACATCTTGCCCTTGGAAATATTATTAGCGTGGCGGGCTTTGAAGGACTCGCGGCGGTTACGGTATGAGTCGGACTCCCCTTTTTTACGGGGGGAGCCCCTGACGCCCTGTTGGCCAAACCGGATAGTTTTCACCTGATCCCCCGACTTGGCCACAACTACGTGGCTTTTGGTCGGATGGCTTGGTGTACGCTTAGGTTTGTTGTAGCCAGAGACACCGGCTCGGGCTAAACGTGAATCGCGACCGGCCATTAGAGAATATCTCCGCGCAAACGCTTAAGGGTAGCGGCAGGAAGAGCGTTAAACTCGTCTTCTGTCAGCGTAGAAAGATCGATCGCTTTCTCGCCGCGTGCTGCAGAGCTCTCTCCCGGCATTTCGGGGGGTTGAGATTCAGCAACTTTTAGTTTGCGGGCCACCTCTGCGCGCTTTTTGGCCACCTCATCGACGCTAGGTGCCTTCGGAGTCGGGGCGACAGCCAGGGAAGGAGTGGTGTCTCCGCTCATATCGATTAGATCATACTCCCGCAGGACAAATTTCGCTGCCTTAGACAGGGCCGCGACCGGGTTTTCGCCCTTAACAATGAAGGCATCGCGCAGGTCGATGACTTCCTGCGTGTACTTTTCGTTGAAGTCGGGGCTAGCGCGGTCAAAAACAGGGAAATTGGCCTCCAGATCAGCTGCGGCCTGCTGCAAAGCAGACATCTGCTGGCTCTGAGTGACCTTCTGCTCCACTTTCTGCGTCAACTCGAACTCGAGCTGTGCGCGTTCCGCCTTGCGGATCTCGGCACGAAGGGCCGCAGCCTTCTCATGCTGACCGTCGAGCACCATATTCTGGTACTCCACCTCTTTTACCGCGAAATCGTAGCTCTCAGGAGCCGTTTCGGCAGCGGTTTTAGCCGCCATGAGGTCGTCGAGCTGCTTCTGCAGCGCTTTCTGCTTGGCCAACACCTCGTCTAGGCGCGATTTCGGCACCATCTTCTGCTTCGGCTCCGGTTCTGGGGCTTTTTTCGCCTCCGCTTCCGGAACAACCGGAGCAACTTCCGGCGTTTCAAGCGGCGTCGGTTCGATCACCGGTTCAACTTCCGCCTTTGCCTCCGAAACTACTGGCGCTTCTGCCTCCTCGATGGCCGGTTCCGTGGCCGGTTCCGCAACTGCGGCTTTAATTTCTTCGCCGAGCCCAAAATTAAAGTCGAACTTCTGCTCCGGGGCCGCCTCAACGGGATCGGCACCGGGCATCACATCAAACGTCACGTCCTTCTTGTCGTCAGCCATGTATCAAACTCCTATTGGATACTTATTGCCGCATGTTTGGGATATTAACAGGGCGCGGCGGGCCCTGATTCTGCGTCTTGGCAGCGGTCTGCATGACTGTCGCAGCAATACGAGTCGCTGATGCAGTCTGATGCTGATTACGCCGCGTTTCATTAGTAAGCGAAGAAAGCTCACGCCGCAGCTCGAGCTCGCGCTCCTTGATTGCAATCTGCGCCTGGAGCTCCTGCATCTTGAGCTGGGGCTGAACGTCGGCGACATCCTGCACCTTGGCAATGTTGACCGCCGCTTCCGACTGCAACTTCTGAACCTCTGCCTGCAGTTTGACCAGCGTGAGCTGAACCTGCTGCATCGCCAGCTCCGCCTGCATAGCGTTGGCTTCCATCTGCTCCGGAGTCTGCTCGACACCCGTCATCATGCGGATACGCTTCGCAAGTTCTCCCTTACGGGCGAGGTGGCTGTACTCAATAATAGCGTCGTCCGGTATGGCTACGCCAACCTGACGAAGATTAATCGCCTCGGCAAACTGCATCTCATCAAACGAGTCACGCGCAGGCGCGGTGCCGACGATTACGTCGTACTCGCCTAAAGTCAAATCATTGATCACGCGACCTTCCGGCGTCATTTCATTGACGACCATAGGCTCGCGCGGCTTCATTGGATCATCTTCGTTGGTGATCTGAATGACGCGCTGCTCGGTGTAGAACCTCTGCACAAGATTAAGAATCTTCTCAGCAAGGTACTGTCGAGTCTTACGCAGATTGTCGAGCGGCACCTGAATCATGATGACGCCGCGATTCTGCTTCGCCTGAATGGCGATGCCGGAGACCTCTGCGCTGTCCGACCCGAGCATCGAGTCATTCACACCGCTGATAGTCTTGATGTTGAGCGCCGCCTTCTGACTGATGCGATCGAGCCCGGTCGGAATCTGATTAGGCTGAATCTTGGTCGGCGGTTGCGAACCACGGTTGTACTCAAGTATCAGGCCCGTCTCTGCGCCGTGCTCCTCTAGGTCGTCCGTCGTCATGCCGACGAGTGAGCCACTCTCAACCATCCAGCCACTGTTGGCGGTGGTGTTGACGATGTGCAGCTCCTGGCTCGCGATCTTGTTCAGCTGCTCCTGCGGAGACAACAGATTACGCACCATACCGAACGGACGGCCGCGACGGAAATACGCGAAGTAAGGGACGAGAGTGAAGTCTTCGTACGGCGACCAGTCGTCATGGAGCACGACCTTGTCGCACGTCACTGTCCAGCGCACTTTGCGCTTAATCTTACTGATGATCCCAAGGCCGTACTGCTTGGCGAACTTTTTCGTCTTCTGCTCGCCCCACTCTTCGGGGGCCTCGCGCTGATCCCCCGTGTTGGGATCAACAAAGAAATCTGCACGCCCCATCTTACGGTACTGCCGCTCGATGACACGTAGCGCCTTTACGTTTCGGTATTCTTCACTGCCAGGAACCGACGCTCTAAGATAGTCCTGCGTCGAGTCAGTCTTGCCGTAGCGAGTCTCTTCGTATTCGATTGAGTCGCGTCCGAATCCGTTGCCATTCTCGGCGACGAACCGTAGCGCTTCGGCTTTGTCTTCGCCGTACAGTTCCTCGATCTCGTCGAGGGTCATCCATTTAGTTTCAAAGACCTCGTTCCATGTCTTCGGATCATACTCCTTGGCATCCGGGTCAACCAGGATATCAATCGGGTCCTTGGCCGTGATGCGTACCTCACCTTCTACGTGGTCACTAAAGTCCATGCGGACATCAAAGTAACCACGGCCGTCCATGATGAGGCCGTCGCTGAACACCTGCTGCTCGACCCAGTCGAGCTTGTTGTTGTCGGCGATCTGCATGTACAGCTTGGTTAGGACGCTTGCAACGTCCTGGTCACCGCCACGGCGTGGCTTGAACTGAATATCAGCACGGCGCGTGGACTGTTCTCCGAGGATCGTGTTCACGGTCGGAAGAATAGTATTGATGGTCAGTGCTGGACGGCCCTCGGCCTCCAGAACTGCAAGAGCAGACTTGTCCCACTGGTCGCCGCGATAGAACGCGTCGCATTTCTTCGCCATCTCAACGTACTGCAGATGCCCGTTATCGCGGGCGCGCACGTAGCGCTGCCACTGCGTGTGGGCGAGCTGTTGATCTTCAATAGACTGTGGTTTGATTTTAGGCATGCTAGTTTACCGTGTGGAACGGGGTAAAACAGGCAACTGTCCAAGTGACAATTGTTTAGGAAGCACGAGTTTTACCCCAGGCTCGTTCTTTTCCCACCAAGCTCGATATTGTTTCTCGCCGCCGAGATTTTTAATGTTTTGAGGGCTGGCGTAGAACGTCCATCCCTTTTCTTCGCTACCTTCCCAACGTCCTGCTGGAGGCGCTCCTTTTGATCTTGAATAGTCACTGTCTGTCGAATAAGTAGGGTGAGTCGGCAGCTTGAACCGATCTGATAAGTGGAACTTGCCATCTCCCGAGTTCATCTCCGGATCTAGTCCGGCTTCAAACGCAGCCTTCAAGTTATAGTCCGGGCTCTCCTGAAACCCGTACTTACTCTTCCAATCTTCGTAGGAAGTAACAGTGACTTTAGGTGTTGCCACGGTTAAGCACTCATCGCGGACTTTTGGCGCGGTCCACGAGCAATAGCTATGAGCCTATCCCGCCAAGAGGGCTCGCGAACAACAGGAGCTTGATACGTAGTAAACTCTGTCATCATGAGACCAATCCACGCCAACGCGTCGACTTGGTCATCATGCATACCATTTGGGAACCGCAGCAACTCAGCGATGAGCGGCCCAGAGAATGCTGCTTCCCTCGGGAAGAACACCATGCCCTGCTGCATACGTCCCTGAATGGCTCGGGCTCGAGCCTCCTTGTCACGCCGCCCAGTCTTCAGATCTTTGAAGTACGCCTCATAGAGCCCGCGCTCACGCACGCGCTTCTCGAGGAACGGACCGAGGGCCATTTCGATGTGACCTTTTTCAATGCCAATGATCGACGGCTTCCACTGCTCGTAGAGATCGAGTATCCGCTCGACGATCTCGAAGCCATCCCAACGACCACGGACGCAGTCCATTACATACATGTGATCGTCTTCGTCGATACCAACGACAAGGCCGACGCTGTAGTCGTTGCGGTCATTCTTACCGATCGCGAGGTCCCAGGCACAGTAGTACCGCATCTCTTCGCGGTCGATCTCGTCGGCATCGTAGTACTGCACCATCGTTCTGGTGAAGTACTGACCGTCGTCGGCGACAGGATTCTGCTGATAGAGCGCAGACCAGTCTCGAGGACCTACCGCGTTTTCGATGCGGCGGAGCGAATCGACGTCGTACCTTTCCGGGTGGAGCGCTTCACCGGTTTTTCGGAACTCTTCGTCGTCTTCGGCGATGGCGGGATATCTAACGACTTCCCACTCGTCTCCACCTTGAATACCCGCTTTAAGAAGTCTTCCAGCCAAGTCATCATCGTGCCACCTCGTAAGAATGACGAGCACACCGCCGCCTGGCGCGAGACGTGTGTACGCGGTTGATGTATACCAATCCCAGTTCGCGTCGCGATTGTTCTGGCTTTCAGCGTCTTCGCGGTTCTTGACGGGGTCGTCGACCACAAGAACGTGCGCGCCTTTACCCGTGATACCGCCGCCGACACCTGCTGCGACGTAACCGCCGCCAGCAGTAGTCAGCCACGCTTCCGCGCTTTGACTATCCGGATCCAGACGCGTCTTGAATATCGCTTTATAGGTAGGCTCACGTAATACTTGACGAACCTTCCGAGAAAAACCCATCGCAAGCGAGCCTGAATACGAACAACTAATAAATTCGTGGTCAGGATTACGCCCCAGATGCCAAGCCGGAAATGCCACTGACGCAAGTGTCGACTTTCCATGACGCGGCGGCATAAAGAGCATAAGGCGCGGCGACTTTTGGTCCACCACGTCCCGAGAAAATTGTTCAAGTCGTTTACAAACATCTTTGTGCACCCACCCTGCAACGTAGTCTGTATTGTATTTTTCGACGAAGGGCAGTAATCTCTTTCGAGCGAGTAACCGGAACGCTAGTTCCCGTTTTGCCCTTTCTTCAACGCTAAGCTCCACCTCCCCCATACTTCTGTGCGTATCTTTATGCAAGGCGGGGTCCGGTAATGCTTCTGCACGATCAGCTTTACAATAGACACATATCCCCTCCACCTCGCTCGCAAACAAGGTTACAGGATGCAGGTTCCTGCACCGTCTGCACTTGCGAGTTGGAATCTCTTCTATCAAGTGGAGTCAGGCTCCAGATACTTCTCGTCTCTACCGACCAGCTTCAGCAGATCCTCATCAGACATCCGTTCCATGTGGGCCGGTGTCACGTTGATGTTGATCTGCGTCGCGTGGTCCGGAGCCGCCAAACCGTGGAGCTTGACTAATGAGTCGGTCGCGTTCTTCATCTCGGTAGACGTCGCTGCAGAGTTGTACGCGTCCAGATACATCGAGTGCGCATGGACTCTGGTAAAATGCACCTCTTCACGGAACTGCTCCCTAAAGTAGTTCAACGCTTTGACCACGGCCGGGCGCTTCGCCGCATCGTATGCGGCTTGCGGAGTCGTATACCCCGCAGCACGACCGGCCGCTGCCGTCGTCATGCCACGAGACATATAAAGAACAAGACGCTCCTGCTGAGCAGTTAGCTCCCCCAGTGACAGCCCCATGTAGGGCATGAACGACTGGAGTTCTACCTGTTCAGTGGACTGGAGTTCCTGGTTCTCTGACGGAGTCGGTAATGTCTCCAACGTTTGTTACATCCAAGAACACGAAAACTGGTGCCTTATCTCCAAGCTTGCCGAGCTCAATCTTCATTAAATACTCTTTGAGGCTAGCGGCCTTAGGCTCCAGACCGAGGGCAATGGCCTCGGCCAGATAACCGTCGTACACCAGCACCTCGTTCCCGCCCCTAATGGCGGTACCAATAACGGCCGCTTCAAAGCCCTCTATAGCAAAGACCTGGACTTTTTGCAGCATTTATATTAGCCCCCCTAATGCTCAATCACAAGAGTATTGGTAAATTGTCTTAACCCACCAATAAAGCATGTCGAGCCCAAGGTCGTTTTTTAACACATTCGCACGATAGGCAACGAGCTGAACGTTACCAGGGACGTAGCCTAGCTGGCTATCTATCCGGTCGATGCTGGCGTTGAACTCCTTACGCCCCGTTCCGTCCAGGTGATGGGTAAGGATGACGCCGGATATTGCGCACTTACCCCCCTGCTTCTCCCACAGTTCTTTCAAGGACTCCACCGTGATCGTGTAATCAGAGATACCACGTTCCGTGCTCGAGGACTTGTTCTTACGAATTAAGTACCGGAGATAGGTTTCATAGCCAGAGGACCGTGTTTTACGGTCGAGGGCCTTGGCACAGGCGCGACAGTAGCTGCGTTTGATCTCGCCCCTGTTACGCGAGTGCCTATTGAACTGGTCCGGTGGCAACGACTTCTTGCACCTAACGCACGTTATGGGGTTCTCCATTCGTGGTTCGTGGTCTGTTGAAGAGTCGATTGCCGACCCCCTGCGTCAACAGAGTCGCCAGAGTATGCCAGAAAAAATTTTGCAAAAAAATTTTTGGATTTCACTTTTCGATGGTGGGGAGGGGGTGACTCAAAAACCCTATCTATACTGCTCACACATTCTCTCCCCTCTCCCAGAGCTAGGACCCCCGATCCCCGGAATCCAGATCTTGGAACCTTGTTTTCATCGTGTTCTTGGAACCTTGTCGCCCAGTAACCCCGGACGCTCATCGCTTCGCGATTCGCGGTCAGTATCTATTATGTATCTACACTAACCAGGAACAACTACCATGAATGAGAAAGTTTTCTACAATGTCGACTCTTGCTACGACGAAGTCGGTCGCGAGTTAGTTTTTGATTTTCCAGAACCTCAGGAAGAAGTAGAGGTGACCTGGGAAGAGCTCGAAAAGGAGTTTGAGGCTATGGGAATTTAGCCATGCATAACGACCCACACGCAGACGCTCGCAATATCGGCTACGTCATCGGTCGCATCATCGGGATCCCACTTGCCATAGTGTTTGTCCCCCTAGTTTTCATCGTCATTGCCTTCAAGACCTTACTAATCAAGGAGTAACTATCGTGGATAACGTCAACCAAGCCACCAACAACCAGACCACTACCAACGAGCAACAGGCCACTGAGCCCAGCACAATGGATAAGGTGCAAGCTCAAGCATCCAACCTCGTGACTACTGCCAAGGAGAATCCGCAGCACACGACCAACATCCTTCTCGGCTTACTCACTCTTACATCAATCCTCGACTAATCAATAACTGTCCTGAGCATGACGTAAAACTGCTCTCCAATCTCAACCAGCCCAGGAGGGCACATCAATGTCTATTTCAACCAACGCTCCTCGTATACCCGCCGCCAACACCGGCACATCCTTCGCCAACGCTCGTCGCCCCGACAAGCAAGATCCGCAGTACGT